TCTGACCGTGGTATCACAAGCGGTTCAGTCGTCACTGGTGGCGGTGGAGGCGGCGGTGGTGGCACCGTGAGTGGTGACTGGCGGGCCGGGTTCAACTCCAGTGACGAGGCCACCCGTGCTGCTTCGGCGGCTGGTGCTCTGTATGCCGCTGGCTTCCGTGGTGACGCTCTCGACAAGTTCCTCAAGATCGGCTGGCGTGAGTCACGCTGGCAGGCTGATGCCCATCGCACCGATGCTGATCCGGCGAGGATCATCGGTGACCGTGGCGTGTGGCAGATCAACTACGCCAACGACGACAACCTGGCGGCAGCCGGGATCATCTCGGGCAACACCGTGTCTGGGCGCAGCCAGTTGTTCGACCCGCTCACCAACGCCAAGGCCGTCTACATGTTGTCCAACGGAGGCACCGTCACCTGGCCCTGGGGTATGTCACCCAACGGCGGCTGGAGCCGTACCGGAGATCCGCTCAACGGCACTCAGGGTGGTTGGGCGTCGGCACAGCAAGGCGAGGCACTGGCCCGCCAGGCGGGCTGGATCGGAGACGTGGACGGCAGCTATGCCCCACGTGTCGTCCAGTCGGGAGGCGGTGTGGTGTTCTCCAACACCTTCGTGATCGGAGGTGGCGGTGGCGGTAGCAGTGGTGGCGGCATCGACGCACGACGTACCGCCACGCTCATCGCTGACCACCTGGAGGACGAAGTGAACAAGCGTCTGTCGAGGAGAAGCTGATGGCCTACCGCTACGGCCTGCGCAACGTCTACCGGCCGTCGCAGTTGGTCAACAAGGCCTATGGCTGGTCCACGGCTCCCGGCTACAACCGGGCCGACGTGCCCACGGCGCTGATGCAGAGCGCTCCCGACAACATCTCGGCTGACCAGCTTCTCCAGCAGTTCGCCTACGAGTGGTTCCAGTCCGGTCAGATCAGCGCTGGCATGTCCAACCCACCGTTCGTCAGCGGTGCGGCCGGTCGTCTTCTGCCTTCTCTCCAGAGCGCCAGCGGTACTCCTGCTCGCATCCTGCGTGGCTACATCAGGCGGGCCGCCTTCGATGCTGGTGATGCCGTGTCCAAGGCCCGGCTCTACTTCATGTACAACCCCGAGACCATCACTCGGGACTACGTGAGCTACCTCGACCAGTCGGCACTCGACCCCTTCAACACGATCTACCAGAGCGGCAACCTGGTGGCGCCGCCCTCGATCCTCGACTTCTCCTTCGACCTGTTCTTCGATCGCCAGGAGGAAGCGACCCAGGTCAGTCACCCCGGTGTGTACGTGGACTACCAGTTCTTCGATCTGGTGGTGCGCAACGTCGTCCCATCCGACCCCAACCAGACGAGTAACACACTCCCTGACAACGGTGTGATGATGGTCAACCCTCGTGACATCACGGTGGTGTTCAGCCCGCAGTTCACGGTGCAGGGTCGTCCGCTCAACGCTCGGGTGACCTTCATGAAGTTCACCCACCGTATGACGCCCACCCGTATGTCGATATCGCTGACACTCCGGGCCAACTACATGGGGCCGGTGCGGGACATGACGCAGTACCGGGCCGAGGAGTTCCAGGCCGAAGCCGCCATCCCCTACGGCCGTGACGCCAACAGCAACATCATCGTCACCATCGGTGACCTGCTCGCTCAGCAGACGGCGGCCAACAACACCCCCGGCACCACCAACAACTACACCGACCAGTCCGGTGTCGCTGGTGACGCCAACGCCAAGGTGCGCAGAGCCGCCCTCGACTGGGCCAAGGCCCACGTCACCGGTTCCACGGTGTATAACAACAGCACCTCTGGCTCGCAGCGCTGGAACCTGCCCACCTCGGCTGATTGCTCTGGCCTGGTGGTGGCGGCCTACAAGGGAGTCGGTGCCGACACCAAGGCGATCTTTGGCTCCGGTGGGTACCCCGGTACCGGAGCGATGCGCAGCTACTGGTCGTCCTCGAACTACAAGACGGTCCAGCGCATCGCTCAGGCCGATCTCCAGAAGCCGGGGATACTCCAGTATGGGGACCTCCTTGTGCGCACCGGCCACATCCAGTTCTTCGACAGCTACGACAGCAATGGCGCCTTCAACGTCTTCGAGGCCGCTGGTCACAACTCCAACCCCCAGGTCGGCACCCACCACAACAGTGCGGCCCACTACGCACAGAAGGACTGGTTCGGTGTGCGGCCGATGCCGCTGGGCCGGGACATGTCGTACAACGCCAATAACACATCGACATCACGGAACGCATCGGACGCAGGACCATGAGCATCCAACCAGGGTCACGATACGAAGAGGCCGAGAAGAACTTCGTGATCCGGCACTACTACGACCAGTACGGCCACCCGCTGATGGAAGACGTGACCGGCAACATTCACTTCGTGCGCTCGTCGGTGCAGGCCACCTACCTGCTCAACGTGCTGCCTGCTCCACCTCCCCCGCCCGCTGAGTACTACGCCAAGCAGGACGAGCACATGCCGCTGCTGGCCTACAAGTTCATGGAGGACTCGACTCGGTGGTGGGAGATCGCTGAGGTCAACCCGCAACTCTGGTATCCGCTGGACATGTCGGCGGGGAGCTACATCAAGATCCCGAGTTGATATGTCACTGACCGACCTGCTGAGCAGTCCGACCTACCGTGCAACGAGGGGACGGACCCCCATCTTCCGTCCCCAGATGAACGGGGAGGACTTCCCCATCACCGTGCAGGAGGCCACCTTCCTGCTCGGTGCTGGTCAGCACGACTCGGCCATGCTCAAGTGCACCTCCACCGAACTGACGACCACGGACGGCATGCTCAACTCGACCATCGCCTTCTACTGGGGCCAGGCTCCACGCACCGAACTGTTCTGCGGCTACATCGTCAACGTGGAAGAGGTCGAGGTCGGCAAGGGCAACATCAACTTCACGCTGGACGTGATGGCCTCCACCCAGCCGATGCAGGCTGGCCGCCCTCGTTTCTGGCGCTCGAAGAACGTTCCCTCGGCGGTGCAGGCCCTGGCTTACACCAACGCTCTCGGCTTCCACAGCCACGACAGCACCTACCTGTGGCCTGCTCTGGCGCAGACCGACGAGAGCGACTGGACGATGGCCAACAACCTTGCTGACCGTCTCGGCTGGTCGATCTTCTCCCGCTACGGCGTCGTGATGTGTTACGACCCGGCCAAGCTGCACAAGGACCAGGGGGTTTACACCACACTGGTCTCGGCCCAGGACCAGGCTGACTTCGATCCCACCTTCGACCGTCGCCTGATCGAGTTCAACCCACAGGAGAAGTCGAAGTCGGTGCCCTCCAACTACGGCTTCCAGATCGCCTACTTCACCGACAACGGTGATGTGCAGGTGACCAAGCAGTTCGGGACGTTCAAGCGCTACAAGTTCGTCACCAACTTCTGCGTCAACGGCGCCGAAGAAGCTGACATCTACGCCAACGGTGAGTCCTCACGGCCATCCTCCTGGGATCAGTCGGCTGATGCCCGCATGTGGGGAGACTCCGACATCTACCCCGGCATGTGCGTGGACGTGGTGACCTCGAACACTCGCTACCTCCGGCAGAAGTTCGACGGTCGGTGGCTGGTGCAAGCGGTGGGCCATCACATGGACGTGCAGCAGTTCCAGACCCAGCTATCGCTGGTGCGTCCGTCGAGCACCGCTCCCATCACGCAGGACCCATACCGCTCGTTCTGGGAAGTGGCCGGGAAGGCCAGGCCCACTCTGTCGCTCCAGAACGATGTCTGGAAGTCGTCCTGGACCAACCCGACAGTGAGTGACGTATTATGATAGCGCTGAAATACCCCTTCCAGGTGGACCTGAGCGGCAAGCTCTCCGCCACCATCAACTACGACGAGGTTGTGCGGGGTCAGGTGATCGACGCCCTCATGACGAACCAGGGCGAGCGGGTCATGCGGCCTCGCTACGGGTGTGATATCCAGGCTGCGCTGTTCGATCCCCAGGACGAACTGGCCCGCAAGGACGGGGCCTCGATCATCAAGAACCGGCTCACCCAACTGGTAAGTCGAGCGATGGTGCGCAATGTGACCATGAACATCGAAGATTCTCGGGCCGGTGCCGAGACGGTGTTCACCGGAGCCATGGAGTCGGCCGTGGTCATCAGCGTGGTCTACCGCTCATCGCTGTATGCCACCGACACGACCCTCAGCGTGCCAACCTCGTCTGAGTTCGTCACCCGCCAGCGCTCGATCCAGGAGGACCAGACGTGAGCGATACAGGAATCCTCGTCACGATCGAGGACGCCGACGAGTTCAACTCTCGTGTCGTCCTCGACTACACCAACCGGGACTTCACCGCCATCCGTGCGCAACTGGTGGGGCTGGCCCGAGGGATCATGCCCGAGTGGCAGACGGTCGGAGAGACCGGTGACTTCGGCACCCTGCTGCTGGAGTTGTACGCCTACATGGGCGATGTCCTGAACTTCTACATCGACCGCACGGCCTCCGAGGCGTTCTTGGGAACAGCAGTTCGACGCCAGAGCATCCTCTACATCGCAGACATGCTCGGATACCGCCCTATCGGGCAGCAGGCGGCCAGCGTTCTGCTCGACTTCACGATGGACTCCAACGCTGTCGAGGCGGTGACCTTGCCGATCGGCTGCCGGGTCTACAACGACGCCGCCGACGCCAACGACCTCATCGTGTTCGAGTTGAACCAGGCCGTCACGCTGGACCCCGATGTGGGCGCCCCGATCCTCACCGGCTCGGCCTTCGCCACCGAGGGTGTGTCGGTGGACAGCATCCTGCTGGCGGCCAGCCTGGGCATCCCCAACGCCGAGTACGTGCTGGCCCACAAGGGAGTGGTGTTCAACTCGGTGAGCGTCACCACCGAAGAGTCGGGGGCCACCCTGCCCTGGAGCTTCGTCAGTGATATCTCACTGGCTCGGCCCACCCAGGCGG